CGATCTTCTCTTGCTGTTCAGCCAGGATCACGTCGGTGATTGACATGCCGCCATCGGCTGCAGAATCCAGCGCCAGTTCGTAGCCGCGATTGGTGGAGTAGTTGGGGTCGTTCACCCAATCAAAGCCATACAGCTCAGGCGCATCCATATCAATCGCCGAGCTGAATCCACCCACACGGTTGGCATACATACGCGCTGCCAGCTGTCCGGTTTCGGTGTCCAGGAACTCGGTTTGGTGCTCCACAGTGCCATCGGGGTGCGCTTTCAGGTACACAGTCACCACAGCAGGCTCGATTGACTGCGCCTTTCCATCGGCAATGCCACCCTCTGCAGGCTCCATACCAAAGCGCAGGCGCGGCCAGTGGCCGAAGTAGCCCAGCATGCCGCGGGTCTTGACGCGCTCCTGAGTAGCAGGACCGTTGATCGATGCGACCAGAGACGGGATATCGAAATTGCGCTCAACGCCGCGATACTTGCGGCCACGCTCTTTCAGGTTGTAGGTAATGATCGGTGGTTGCTGCATGAAAAAGCCCTCAGTGCAGTTGCATTGAGGGCTATGGTAGGGGTGTTACGCCGGTCGCCTGCTGGCAGCTTTCCGGTTAAGGCAGGGGGAACATCGGTTTCGGGCTCCAGTTTTCGATATCGCGTTTTTGTTCTTCGATCCGATCAGCCATGCTGCCCCCAAGCATTAAACCCGTCTTGCGCGCCAAATCGATCCTGGCTTGCTCACCCCTGGATACAGCTCCAGTCTCTGAGGCTTCCCTGAGTTTTCGGCCTTTGCTCACACTACACCCCATCAGTTATTGTTCAGGTACTCGATCATATCGCCAATGAAAAGCAGTCGCTCGTTATAGCTTTGCATCAGGCAGTCTGCATTCCTGCAGGTATTGCGCTTGCCAATCCACTCACGCTGCTGATCCCTGAGGTATGTCTTGCCTTCCTCGTCACCAGCATAGCTCAGCAGTGTCTTGTAGCCGGTCGCCATGGCAAGATCCATTGAGGACAACGCACTGCTTCCACAGATCAGGAATTCAATCTGATTGCCAGCCTTCGCACAGTCAAAGCTTGGACCTGACTCAGTTTCCGCAACGGCCTGTTCAGGCTCTTCTACCGGAAGATGAGGCTCAACCTTTGCAACATCACGCCGGGTAAGCTCACGAACCCTTGTCAGGTAGACGACATCCCCGTCCGGAAACGTCAGCGTTCCCTGATTCATCGCCAGCTTGAACGTAACCAGCTCGTCGTCACCATCCAGCATGTGCACCATCTGCTGATAACCCCCAGGCTTGGCCTGCACCTCATCAATAATGAAATGGATGGAATGCTCACCCTGCACCGCGTAAAGCTGGTCATTATGGCGCATCAGGTACGTCAAGCCGCCTTCGCCGATACTGGGGCGATAAACACCCGCCACTTTGCTATCCACGACCAGCTTTGCAGCATCAGGGATGGCTATGGCCGGTGAAGCCAGCGCCAGCGCCAGCAGGGAAGCCATTACGGTTAGTAGTTTTTTCATGTCTTGCTCCTTGCGTTATTTTCAGACTCAAGCTGCCGTATCCGCAGCAGTGCAGAAATAAGCCGCTCCACTGTAGGCGGAACAGGCCTTATACCTGAATGGTATTTTTTGTGAGATGACTCGCTGATGCCGAGGGTGTCGAGCCAGCCCGCCAGTTTGTTGCGGCCATGGAAGCCCAGCGCGATCTGGGCTTGTTTGTATTCGGTGGGGGTCATTATGCCCGGCCTGGTTGATGGCTGACCGTTTGGCCGGATTGCTCTTCTGCCACCACCTCGGCGATCAACGACTCTGCAACCGGGTCGATGTCTCCTCCACTCTGACGATGAGCCTGATACCAGGTCACGATCAAGCCGCAGACGTTATCCTCAGGCGCATCAGTGAATAGCTCAACAGGCAAATTACTGGCCTGACAGATCCGCTCGATTATTGCCAAGTCAAAGCTGATATGACCATCAGCGTCATAAGCCAGCTTTAAATCTGAAAATTCGATATCGTCCGGGATTGCGACTTTCGCCATCTGGTTGCTCATATATTCCTCAACTGCCTGTTCAATCCATTCGGTGAGCCGCATTCCGGCGGCCCGGCTTGCACGAATCCAGCGGCCTTTGGTGGCCGCTGGTACTCGAAGATGTATTACTGAATCAGGCTTCATTGGCCCAGTCATTACCTGCTGCACCCCAGAAGAAGTCCGTGGTTTCATACATGCCGTTATTGGTGACGATTTCAACAATGGCTGTCAACTCTGCATCAGTCGGGCCGTCTTCCCAGATCTTTTCTGCGCGTGCCTCGTCACCACCTGCTACACGCAGGATAGCTTCCATCAGCTCTTCGCTGGTTTCACGGCTGCTGGCAGTTTCGATGAAGTTAGTCATGATTTTGCTCCTATCAGGATTCGGGGTTCCGCCCCGGCGGTTTTCGGTGAGGGCCATTCCCTTACCGTTGAGCTAATAATAGTTCCTTTAAGGAACCTTTGCAAGTACTTTTTCACACCTCGGCAAAAAGATCATCCACCTCACTTTCCACCGCCTCGGCTACGCTGCGCTCGGCCACGGCTGCGCCCGACACCGGGATATAGGCCACGTTTTCTATGAAAGAAAAACAAATTGCATCCCAGAGGTCAGGCGACGCCATGCCCTCCCACTCGGTCGAGTGTTTCGGCGGCACACGCACACGGCCCTTGTCGGTGAACGTCTTCGGTATGCGGCTGGATTGAGCCTGTACGGCGTTTCGGTGTTCCTGCGTCAGAATGGACAGCCTGCCTTCACGCGCGGCTCTTGCAGCCTGATGCATGGCCTGAGCGCGTAGGTTCAGGTAACGATCCTTGTTCTTGTTCTGGAAGCAGGGGTTGCCCCAGTTCACCCGGTGCACCACCTTGTTCATGTCCTCAAGGTCCTGGCACACGTTGATACCCAGGCCACCGGAGTCAATCACGTAGGTCACGCCCTCCTTGTCGCTGGCCACCTCAACCGCAGCCGCCGCAATCCGGTTGGATCGAATACCGTTGGTATGGATCGGGATCTGCACCACCTCGACGCGCCGCGCATTGGGCCCACGGTCACCGTAGCCGATCACCCGCGCCAGCACGATGGCGGATTTATCGCGCACCCCTTCGCCACTGGCCACGTCTCCCAGGCACAGCCAGCCGTAGGCCTCTCCCGGCTCGATGATGCGCCCACGCTTATACATGCTCATGGCATCCGGCAAGCTCATCATGTGCTTGGAGCTGTCTTGCGGGAATAGCCCCAGCAGGCGCACACGGCGCTCGTCATCGTCGTAGCTATCCCAGAGTTCGCGCAAGGCCTCATCCGACACCAGAGGCGATTCCAGCGAGCTGAATGTCAGGTTGTGCCATTCGCCGCCATTGGCCTTCGATAGCTCATGGTGCGTGCGCCAGAAGAAACCGGCGTTTCGGGTCGGCTGGCTGGTCAGCAGCATGCGGTTGTGCTGCTCGGTCAACGCGCCGCGCAAGGTGGTCAGTACGTTATCACCCAGGGTTGAGGCCTCGTCGCCGATGATCATCAGCCACTCACCGTGGCGACCGGCCATCTTGTTGGCGGTCTTGTCATTGGCGGTCTTGGACTCAACGAACCAGGTGTCCTCGAAGCCCTTGATGCGCATGGTGGCGTTCGCCAGGATGTCGATATGGTCCGCGATCCAGCCATGCTCGGGGTTGCGCTTGATGCGCTGCACCGCCACGCCGATCTCTTTCCAGAGCGTCACCTTGAGCTGATCCATGTCGTTGGCGGTCAGCAGGGTGATCGATTGCGGGAAGCAGAGCATGTGCCAGAGAACCACGTTGGCTATGCTGGTCGTCTTGCCGGTACCGTGCCCCGAAGCCACCGAAACCCGCGACCGCGACACCGCAACGCCCGCATACAGCTGCAACTGCTGAGGCGTAGGCGTTACGCCCTGCACCTCAACCGCAAACCGTGCCGGGTCCGGTGCGTAGCGCTCGCAGAACGGCAGCCAGCGGGGATCCTCATGCAACGGTATCCGCTTGGCCATCAGTCATCCTCTCCCGCCTGCCTGAATTCCCCATCCATGACCAGCCCCAGGCGTTCGGCGCGGTTCATCATGCGCTCATGGGTTTCAGCCGCCTGTTGCAACACCTTGTCGTACACCTCGTCCATCTTCTCCTTGTCGACCAGTGCAATGGTGGGCTTCTCCACTACCTCAACCTTGTCCTTCCACATCTCCGGCTGGCGGTTCTTGAGCCAGAACATCGCGCAGTGCGGGTCTGGCGGATAGTGCTTGGTGACCGTCACGCGCTCGATCTGACCATCCACCACCTTGATCTCTTCGGCTTCATGGGTGTAGCCCATTGCCCGCTGGTACAGGCGCGCTGCCACGGCGGTATCAGCCGCCTCCCGACCACCGGCCAGTGCTGCCGAAAAGTCCGGGTAGGCCTTCTCCCAGGTGTAAAGCGTTTGCTTGCACACACCCAGCAGCTTAGCCAGGTTGTCCATCGTCGAGCCCAGCAGCATGAAGCGGAAGGCAATCACCGCGTACTCGGGACGGTATGAGGTCTGTTCCCCCGGCAGCTTGCCCATCAGGTCCACCAGCCCACCGTATTCGAAGTCCGCCATGCCGGGGTCACGCCCGCCCCCGCGAATGCGTCTATGGCCGTTTTGGCCCCCGCCCCCCTTCGTATTCCGGTTTCCGTTCGCCTCCTCGACCACAGAAACCTCAGTCTTTGCGAGGGGTTCAGCGGTTTCGGTTTCCGCTTTGGTTTCCGGCTTCCCTGAATTATTGGTTTTCGCCGTGGTTTTCGGTTTTGCCGCCTTGGTTTTGGTTTCTCTCGATGCGGCAGGCCGCGTTTTTGCTGGGGTTTCGGGCAGGTTTTCGTCCTTCACCCAATCATCTCTCAGTGCACGTTTGCGAATCGCCGGCCCCGATACCGGCAGGTTCAATTCACGAATCAACCAGGCATAGCCACTGCGCGGATCCTGTCGCCACACGGCGTATATATCTGCCCACTGGGCTTCAGTTAGCCTTGCCATATCAAATAAACACCAGATCCATTTGCGGGCACCCGCCCGACATTGCATTGTCTGCTCGGAAGCGCTTCACCCGGGCCCGCGCCTTGCGGGATGATTCCGCCGCGCGCTCCACAGCGCTCTCCAGTCGTGAGCCGCCGCGCATATCCAGCCACGACTTGCGGTTCAGAGCGATAAACCGCTGCATGGCCTCGAGCGCCTCCTGGGATTCCTGATCAACCAGCGCCAAGCCATCCTCCAGGCTCTTGACTCGCTCCAGCATCGCGCCTTGAACCGCGACGTCCCGCATCCGCATGGCTTCCCATGACTCGCGCATATGGATCATCATTTCGCGGTTGATCGCCTGACGGTCCTCATCGCGCTCCATGGTTTCGGTGATACCGGTCAGGTAATCGAGCGACACGTCGTACAGCTCGGCAGCGCGCTTGAGCACCCAAAGCGGTATCTGGCTGGAATGGCGGCCGCTTTCAATCTTGCTCAGCTTTGTGCTGTTGCTGTACCCCAGCATACGCGCCGCCTGCTGCTGGCTCAGGCATGCCATTTCGCGCGCCTCTTTCAGCCTGATCCCCACAGCATGTGCCAGCTCCGCCTGCTCTGTCCGCGTCGGCACCTTTTGCGCCCTGCTCTGATCTGCCACTCACAACTCCTTACAGGTAGGACCAGGCGCTATGCCTGGCTCAGTCCGAAACGTCCGATCAAAACCGCATCTGCAAGGGCTTGCCCCTTGGCTTTCAAATCAAATTCTCTACAGGCGGGGTACAGCTGAACGCACCGGCTGCGAGCTGCATCCTTGTACTGCCCGATCAGGCCTGCGTGCTTCTTCCAGGCTTGAGGGGTTACCAGCGTGAGCGGGACACCCGCCCCCACTACCACGCCTTCCACCAGCCCGGCGGAGTGCCCAAAGGTGAATGTGGATGAAACCCCTTGCCCCGGCATGCTGGAGACCCGCTCCAGGTAGCAGTGCGTAGGCTTATGGTCATTGATAAACGCAGCCACAGCGGCCCCGTTGACCCGGTTCTGACTGCCCACTTTGATCACCGGCATATGCATGAACGCCTGAATATCGCCATTGGTGTTCAGAACCACTAGGCATCCGGTTGTACCCGGGTCGATTGCCACGATCATGCCTTAACTCCTTTCACTGAAATTATTCCCTTCTCAAGCAACCGCATCTGAGTTTCAGCCAGTGCGCGCACCACTTCCCAACCCTCAGCCTCAATGCCCGTGCGGCTATCGAGCGCATCATGGCATCCGCTGCAGGCATACACGGCGATAAGATCGGGGCTCTTCATGCCCATGCCACCCATGCCACAAGGGACATGAGCCAGCACGGTGGTTTCGGGGTTGTAGTTACAGGCACCGGGAATGCGGAGCGTGCAGTCTTCACCACGAGCGCTATCACGGATTACTTTTGAAACCAGCCTCATGCCGCCTTCCGCCCCTCTGCCGCTTCCCGGTATTCGGCGTACACGGCCAGTGCCGGCTCGCTCCACTCGACACCCATCTCAACACCCTGGGCATACAGGTACTCAATGAATGCCGCGGCTTCGTGCTTGAGGAAACCTGTTGTGCTTGGGCGCACGGTGATGGTGCGCATTCCATCAAGGCTGGGTATGACTCGACCAGGCTTGCGCAGTGGCGTGCCCATCTGCTTCATCTCATGGTCAAACTGCTCAACCAACTTGGCCTTCCACACCTCAGGCGCGTAACGCTTGTTGCCGTAGAACGTGATCTGCCTGGCGATATCATTGATCAGCGCGTGATATTTCTTCTCCTGCAGACGGTTCTTGCTCTCACGGCTGAGGGTGATGACCACCGGCCCTGCCTTGATGCCGTGCTTGACCAGCTCCCAGACACGCAGCATCAGGTTGCGCATGCTGCCCTCGTCCTGAATTGTGATGACCTTCTCAGCCACTGATCACCCCCAATGCTTTCAGCTTCTTGATCGGCAGTACGATCGCCACCGGCTCGCCCTGTCGGGTCAGGCTGTACGGATTTGCCAAGCGAGACTTGGCCATGATGCGCTTATGGTCGATCAGTCCGACTGCGTGCTCTTGTCCACACTCCAACAGAGTGCGGATTTCGCTCAGAGCGCGCTCGTATTTTGCGATAGTGCGCTGCTGCGCGCTGATGATGCGGTCCTTTTCGCTGCTCATAGCCCTACTGCCCCCCTCAGTGCAGCCAGCGCTTCGCGACCGGCCTTTTTGCTCTCTTCGGTTGTTATCTTCTTGCCGCTGGTGTGGTGCTCCAGACGGGTGCTGTCAGCGGCAGGCATGGCAAACGTCGCGCCTCGCTCGATCTCCTGCAGTACGGCGGCATAGTGGGCGCTGAATGCCTTGCGCAACGCAGGCAGGTCACGCCCACCGCTACAGTTGCGCATCTCGAACCAGCCGACACGGCGCCCGGCCTCATAAACACCCGGGTGACTCCAGCTGTGGATCAGGACGTGATGACAGTGCTGGCCCACTTCGCGCCATGCCAGATCCTCGGAAGGCAGGCCCATCTCCTCCGGCGTCATGCGGCACCAGCCGATAAACTTGCCCACGGACGGGAAGAAGTCGGATTCAGACAGGCGCGCCCTCTCAACGCCTCGGGCAATTTGCTTGAGGTCAGTCACGCCTGCAGCCATCAAGCCCTTAACCCAAGTGGTCTTTGCCACTCGCAGGCTGTCATCATCAGGAAAAGCGGATCGCCAGGCTGGGAAGGCCCCCTGCAGCGCACGGAAGATTTCGTTCACGTTCTGAGCAGCTTCTGCGCTCAGCGCCTTCGGCGACTCCGGTGCGCCCTGGACCTGGCCTGCGCGGTGCTGGTGTGCCAGCTGGTTTGCAACTGCGGTGACGGTTTTCATGGTTACAGCCCTCCCAGGTCTTTTGCCCATTCGAGATCGTCCCAGTCAGGGCCTTTGCGCTTGCCTGACCGACGCACGTCGCTGCCGGATACCTGCTTTTCGTCATAGCGACCGCCACGTAATGCGCCAGTGATGTGCTGGATCAGCTTGTGATCCCACTGAGACTGACGGTGTGCACGACCAGACTGTCCAAGCCAGTAGCTGACGAATTCACCCACCAGTAGCTTTCGTTGATCAGCAGGGATGGTTTCATGATCAATCCCAGTGAGGCGAAGCCGATCAGCAAAGTTGGCAGAGGGCTTCCAGCCGATGTGCATCGTGAACTCTTCCTCGCGCGCGCCTACTGGTGGTGTAGATATCTCTGATACTCTGATATGTGTCGGCTTATTGATTTCAAATATGTCGGGTTGCGTGTCGGCTTTGTCCTTTACATTCGCCGCAATCCCTTGCCCTGTATGGCGTCCAGCGATTTTTGAAGTTTCGGATTCTGTGCCTTCTAAGTGTGTCGGCTTAGTGTCGGCTTTTTTCTGGACGTGAGAAGACAGGCGGGCCAACGGGCAGGACAGAATCAGGCGCAGGCCTTCACTCATCTCGACAATCAGCCCCCGCTTGACCAGGTGCTGCAGCGCGCGACGAAGCTGAGACTTGCTGGGCAGCTCTTCCTTAATACCCGGCGCAGACTCGACGCGCAGCTCACGCGCAAGGCCGTGCCAGCTGATCTTGCTCCTCAGGCCTGATTGGCCTGTCTCATAATCCATGGTCGGGCGTATGCCAATCATGTAGAGCCTCTGGGCCAAAGACGGCGCTCCGATCAATGCTTCCATCTCTTCCTCCGATAAATAGATTCCAGGCATGTCAGATAACCTCAGCTGAAAGGGTTTTCAGCCGGCTCAACAGGCTTGGGGTGAAAGAAGGAAATCGGATCATGCGCAAATAGCTGGCATCGGCGCCTGGCACAATCCATATCGGGGTAAAAATCTGAGGCCATCACAACAGGGCCGCCCATGGCGAAGCCATTTGAGCCGTACTCTGCTGTGATGGTGGACTCGAACGCAGCCAAAAGCTCACTGAGCTTGCAGCGAAAAAACTCCCTACTTTCGTTAATGCGCTTTTCGGACAGAAGGTCATGTATGCCGGATTCAACACGTCGGCAGTTGATAGTGTCGTATGAGAACAGAAGCTTGAACGGTGTCGGCACACCTGTTGCAGCGCTTAGCTGATGGGCGCGATCGCGTGCAAGCCCGGTCGTAAAGCCAACCTTAAAAATACCCGGCATTGACTCGTTAACCAACGCATACACTTGACCGTAGTTGATGCACTCCAGCGCATCTCGGGCCACGCCGCCGACACACCACTCCTCGCCCCTGTCTGCAGCGAGATCACGCACTCGATCCATGCAGCGCTTGGGATCGGCGCCTTTGGTAAATTCCTCACACACCTGATCAACCTGCCGAATGAACTGCGCTGTCACCCAGGTGTTATCTTGATGCGAAAGACCGACCTCAAGAGCCGGAATATCATCACCCTCTTCAAACGCCCGAAGTATCTCGATTGGCTTGTAATTTTGGTTGCTTGTCATACAATGAACCTCTGTTTGATTGATAACCCGGTGCGGCTCCCCAGCCATTGATGCATCGGGTTTTTCTTTGCCTAAAATTTGAGTCCCGGTTACGCCATCCGGGGCGCTTCTGGTGGCCCTCAGGCCATGCGCCGTT